TCCCCACATTTAAAACTCTTAAGGACAATGTACAACGAGCAGCTAAACGAGGGTTCCTCAAAGGAATAGATGGTCGTAAGATTTATATACGACATGAACATGCTGCATTAAATAGTTTACTACAAGGTGGTGGTGCTATTGTAATGAAGAAAGGATTAGAAATATTAGAAGGTAAATTAAAACTGAGAGGAGTACCATTTAAATTTGTTGCTAACATTCATGATGAGTGGCAGATAGAAGTACCCGAAGCAGAAGCAAATAACATAGGAGACTTAGCAGTATTAAGTCTTCGAGAAGCCGGAGACCATTTTGAAATGAGATGTCCTCTTGACGGTGAATATAAAATAGGAGGTAACTGGAGTGAAACCCATTAATAAATTTTGTACATCATGTAATGAAAATAAAAATGTTGAAGACTGGTACAAAAACAAAACAAAAATAGACAGTTTAGATGTTATATGTAAGTCTTGTAGAACTACTTATAATAAAAAATATAATAAAAAATATTATCCTACAAGCAACCCAATACAAAACGCATTGAAAATGTATGTCAATGGTAAGTATGTTTCAAGAAGTCACCCACTATACAAACCGGGAAACTATAAAACTTTTGAAGGAGCAGCTTTTTCATCTCTATCTAATTATGAAAAATCAACTGAAGGGTATGTGTATATTATAACTAACCCTGCATGGAAAGGTTGGGTTAAAGTTGGGATGGCTATAGATGCTAACGATAGGTGTAATCAATATCAAACATCATCTCCAATGAGAGATTACAAGTTAGTGTACAGTAAGTATTTTCAATACAGAAGAGTTGCTGAAGCACAAGCTCATAAACTTTGTGCTAAGAAAGCAACAGAAAATAACAATGAATGGTTTAAAATAAATATAAAAGATGCTATCAATTTAATTGAAAGTATAACGGAGGAACAAAATGAAAGAGAAACAGCTTGACAACTTGGTCGAAGACAACTATAATAAGTTTAAGTCTGAGTCCGGACATTGGTATACCCAAGAGGGTGAGCCTATGTACACCATCATAGGTGCTAATGGTAAGGAAAGAAACACCACTCTTAGAGATGCTAAGAAGGAAGGGTTAGTCCCTTCGGTTACTACTATCATGAGTATGATGGCTAAACCAGCACTCGAGACATGGAAACAAAAACAATTACTTAACTCTATCTTAACCTTAGAACAAGGAGAAGATGAGCCGGTTGATTCTTTTTATTACAGATGTCAAAAAGATTCTCAACAGATAGGTATCAATGCTGCTGAACAAGGCACTAAGATACATGGTATGATTGAGAAAGGTTTCTTAGGTAAGACTAAAACAAAACCATACAAAGCAATCAAGCAATACTTGGATGAGACTTTCCCTAACGAAGAATGGTTAGCAGAAGAATCTTTCTGTGCTGATTCAGGGTATGGTGGTAAGATTGATTTGTATTCTAAGTCAGGTATCTTTATAGATTTTAAAACTAAAGATAATCTAAAAGGTAAAGACCCTGCTAAGTTAGTATACGATGAACACGGGATGCAGTTGTCTGCTTATGCACAGGGCTGTGGCTTTGATGATGTAGAAAGAGTATCTATTTTTGTAGATAGGAAAGACACAGGATTAATTCTTACCCATGTTTGGGATAGAGAATCACAACAGAAGCACACAGAAATGTTTAATGCTATCTTAACTTATTGGAAGCTTGTCAAAAACTATGACTCGGCTGTAGTATAATGGTAGGCTTTAGAAAACCTAGGAAGATAAGACCTAAAGAAAAAGATTTACCTAAAGGGTATGACTCTAAATGGGAGTATACCTTACACGAGACAGTCTTACAAGATTGGGAACATCATTGGGAATTAGTTCCTTACATAGTCAAGCATAAATATGAGCCTGACTTTGTTAAAAAAATTAAAGGTACAACTATTCTACTTGAAGCAAAGGGTAGGTTTTGGGATTACCCTGAGTATAGTAAGTACATACATATAAGAACAGCACTACCAAAGAATACTGAGTTAGTGTTTTTATTCCAAAAACCTTTTGCCCCTATGCCGGGAGCTAAGATGAGGAAGGATAGAACAAAACGAACCCATGCTGAATGGGCTGAAACAAATAACTTTAGATGGTACAGTGAAGATACTTTACCGATGGAATGGGGGAACTATGAATTATAAATTTAATGAAGATACAAACTTACAAGAACTTACAGCATACATTGATGGTACATACGATGAGCACTATGCATCCGATAAATATCAGGCTACCGATGTTATCATTGATTCAGGACATGGTGAGGGTTTCGTCATGGGTAATATTATGAAGTATGCTAAACGCTATGGAAATAAAGCAGGAAAGAACAGGAAAGACTTGCTTAAAATATTACACTATGGTATAATCATGCTTAACATACACGACACAGAGAACAACTAATGGTAGACGATAAGGTAGGTATCAAGGAATATCTTGGTATTAAAATTAATTACAGTAACGAAAGAAATTTAGATAAGTTTAGTCTTGATACACTCAAAGACAGATACTTATGGGAGAATGAAACACATGCACAAGAAGCGTTCGCAAGAGCATCCGTCTACGGAGCAACCTACAAAGGGGTCACAGATTTTGAATTGGCTCAAAGACTTTACCACTACAGTTCCTCTTGTTGGTTTATGTTTAGCACTCCTATACTTAGTAACGGGGGAACAAGTCGTGGGCTTCCTATTAGCTGCTTCCTCAATTATGTACCTGACAGTCGGGGTGGTCTATCAAATCATTTTGATGAGAACATATGGTTGGCGAGTTCTGGTGGAGGTATCGGTGGATTTTGGGGTGACGTTAGGAGCAACGGTATTTCTACTGCTCACGGTAGTAAGTCTACTGGTTCGATCCCTTTCATGCATGTCGTAGATTCTCAGATGTTAGCCTTCAATCAAGGCGTAACAAGACGAGGTAGTTATGCAGCTTACATGGACATATCTCACCCTGAGATTGAGGAGTTTATTAATATAAGAAAAGAATCAGGTGGTGATATTAATCGTAAGTGTTTAAACTTACACAATGGTATTAACTTAACTAACGAATTTTTACAGGCTGTAGAAGATGATGCCGAGTGGAGACTAATAGACCCTAAAACACATGAAGCTGTTAAAGTTGTTAGTGCTAGAGATTTATGGTGGCAGATGATTAATGCTAGAGCCGAGACAGGTGAGCCTTACATGATTAACATTGATAAATGTAATGATGCTTTACCTAAAGAACAGAAAGCTTTAGGATTAAATATTAAACAAAGCAACCTATGTTCTGAGATAACTCTAGCCACCAACGAAGAACGAACAGCAGTGTGTTGTTTGTCCAGTGTAAACTTAGAATACTTTGATGAGTGGTCAGAGAACCCTATGTTCATTGATGATTTAATAACTATGCTAGACAACGTAATTCAACATTACATTGATAACGCTGTCGATACAGATAACTTAGGAGAATACAATGCAAACTTTAAAAGGTTTCAAAAACATATTAAGTCCGGTAAGGAAGGCTTTGTTAAGTCTGCGTACTCAGCTTATAGAGAGAGGTCACTCGGTCTTGGTGCGATGGGATTCCATTCGTATCTCCAGTCACGCAACTTACCTTTTGAGGGTATATACGCTACGGGATTTAATCATAAAGCTTTCAAACATATTAAAAGAAAAGCTACCCAAGCATCGGAAAGACTTGCAGATGAAAGGGGTGAAGCTCCTGACATCAGTAGCAGTGGGCGTAGGAATGCTCATCTCCTCGCTGTTGCTCCTAATGCTAGTTCTAGTATCATATGTGGGGGTACTTCTCCTTCAATTGAGCCATACAGGGCTAATGTTTATACACACAAAACTCTTTCAGGCTCGTATCAAGTAAAGAACAGGCACTTAGAAAACTTATTAGCAGATAAAAAACTAAATAAAAAAGAACTTGAATTAGTATGGAAAGACATTGCAGGACACGAGGGTTCAGTACAACATTTAGATATTCTTACTGATGATGAGAAAGAAATATTTAAAACTGCCAATGAGTTAGATCAAATATGGATTATAGAACATGCGTCACAACGACAAGACTATATATGTCAAGCTCAATCAGTTAATCTATTTTTTACTATACCTACAGCCACCGAGCCACAGGAAGTACACGATGAGTACATGCAGTATGTAAACGATGTGCACTGGTATGGCATGAATAAACTTAAATCTTTATATTACTTTAGAACTAATGCTGCTAGGAATGCAGAGAATGTAAACATTAAAGTACAACGAATTAAACTTGACGATGCTGAATGCATAGCGTGTGAGGGATAGCATGAATTGTTGGCACTGTAATACAGATTTAATATGGGGTGGAGATCATGACATCGAAGAAGAAAATGAAGAGTTTATTATGGAAACTAATTTAAGTTGT